CCCACTGCCGACGCTATCAAAGTTTTCGCCGCTAACCTTTAATACGGACGCGGACTTAATCAAAGATCCGAAACTGGCCTTGGTGCATCCAGCACTCCCTGCCGATGCCAAATGGGTTGTCGTCTATCGTGACCCGGCCAAAGTCGCTGAGTCGTGCCTACGCACACCGTTCTTGGGTAATCGCAAGACCTATGACGGGTGGCTGGAATGGGCAGAAGAATATCACGACAGATGCGCATTTATTGAGAACGCCACAACTATCCGCACTCAAGACGTTATTGATGATGTTTGTGTGCTTGAGCCTGTCGTCAACTGGCTTGGACTAGAGTTTGACGACAAGAAGGTGAAGAAAACTATCGTCAAAAGAAAGTGGCACGGTGATGCGGCTCCATAAAGACGTAAAACAACTCATCACGACGCATGGTTACGAGGTGTCGTTCAGCCGTGCGCAATCTGGTGGCTCCTATGACACGACCACAGGCACCATCACAGGCGGCTCTACTCTGACGTGGAGCGGACGCGGCGTGTTCATCAATTACATGGACGAGGACGTGAACGGAACGTCAATCACCACGGACGACAGGAAGTTGCTCTTACAGGCTGTAGGTCTGGACCGTGCGCCTGAAGTTGCGGATTTGGTTGTGGGTGTCGGGCAGGTTCTCGATGTCCGCACAATCCAATCTGGCTTTACTGTCATTGCCTACGTCTGTCAGGTGAGGGGTTAAGATGGTTCAAGTTAGGGTTCAGAGAAAGGGCATGGACTTCGACCAGATCGCGAAGGAACTTGGGCAGCAAGTCGGTGCGCTCAAATACCGGACATTGGTGAGTATGGCTGAGACCATCGCCCAAACATCCCCCGTTGATAGCGGCACCTACGCGCGTAATCACGAGGTTGCACTACGGAGCGGGAGTTTCGCGGCGAACGTGATGCGAGACCCGGACGCGCCGAGGCGCAGCAAGGGGGAGGCAGTAAACGTGCAGGCAGCGCGAGACGCTGGTCTTCAGGGCATGATGGACGACATCAACGGCTTTGGCCTGCTCAACGCCGCTGGCGGCATCCGCAGTCTCGCTGATCCAGACCAGAGCAATTTCGTGTTTCGCAATCCGGTGGATTACGCGAGTGTGGTGGAAGCTAGAGACGCCGTGTATGCCCGCACACGGCGGGAAGTCAGCAACGCAATCTCGGATGCAGTGTCCGCAGTTCGGAGGCGCTAAATGCCTATCGTCAATGACATACGCGCCACGTTGGACACGGCCTTGGCTGCTGTGTCAGGGCTTCCTGCAATCGCCTATGAGAACGCTCCGTTTGAGCAGGTAGCGGGAACGCCGCATCTGCGTGTTGGTTTCTTCGTCACGTCACGTCGCCCTGCTGTGCGTGGCCCTAATCCGCAACACCGCTATCAAGGTATCTACCAAGTCACCGTGGCTGTTCCAAGCGATACAGGAACAGGCGATGCGCTCGACTACGCCGACCTGATTATGACCGAGTTTGACGGCTCCAGCGACATCTCAGGGACACCAACGGTCTCAATCGAATACGCGGAACTCGGAACACAGGTGTTCAGTGAGCCGTTCTTTCTGGTTCCTGTTCAGATTGCTTGGTATGTATATTCTGACTGATTCTGGTGTTGTTGCTAGACAACAGTCAAGGTGATATTATCAACTCCGAAAGATTAACCTTTTGGAGTGACAAAAATGAGCTTCGCCCAGGGCAGCCGCAGTTCAGTCGGAATCGGCGTTGAGTCGTCCTTCGGCGTTGCTGCATCCACCTACACCAACCTTCCCATCAAGACGCACTCGCTGGATCTGACCAAAGAGCGACTTCAAGGTCAGGACATCCAAGCTGACCGTATGCAGCGCGTTGACCGTCACGGCAACCGCAGTGCAGCCGGTTCCATTGAAGTTGACCTGCGCAAAGGCAACTACGACGACCTGCTGGAAAGCGCGTTCCTGTCCACCTTTGACTCGTCGGACGAAATCACCATCGGCACCACGCCGAAGTTCCTGACACTTGAAGATGCGATGAACGACGTATCTCAGTATCGCCTGTTCACGGGTATGACGGTCAGCACGGCGTCGTTCTCGATTGCGCCGAACCAGATGGTTGAGACCACGTTCGAGATGGTCGGCAAGAACATGACCATCAGCGGCACCGGCAAGACGGTCGCGGCGTCCACCATCAATAGCCCGTTCGACAGCTACAACGGCGCTATCTACGAAGGCGGCGTTGGCTCCGGTGATCTGGTGAGCCTCGTCACGTCCATCAACTTCAGCCTGACAAACTCGTTCGCGCCAACGTTCGTTGCTGGGTCGGATACCACGCCTTATCTTGAGTTCGGTCGCGCCATCATTGAAGGCACGATGAGCGTGTATGTTGAGGACGCGACTTTTATAACCAAGTTCCTCGCTGAGACCGAGAGCGAGATCCAAGTCAGCGTTGACGATCCCACAGGCTCTAACGCCTACACGTTCTACATGCCTCGCGTCAAATACAATGGCGCGTCCGTGCCGCTGGCGAACGAACAGTCTCGTATCATCGAACTCCCGTTTGTTGCGCTCTACGACAGTGTTGAAGGAACCGCACTGAAACTGACGCGCACCTCCTAATCCCGGCGTCGGGATATAGGGTAGGCGATGGATGTCGGGGTCATCGCCTACCCACCCTGATTAACCCCGACATACAGGAGACCCCCGATGGGCCTAAATGATATTGGCAAAGTCAAAGAGACCACGGACGTTGAGATCGTCCACCCTGCAACTGGCGAAGTCCTCACCAACGATGAAGACGGTTCCCCCATGACAATCACGGTTCATGGTCCGTATTCGTCCACCTACAAGGCTATCAATCACGCACAGCAGAACAAGCGTCTGGCGAAAGCGCAGCGTATGGGCGGCAAGATGAACCTGACGGCTGAAGAACTTGAGGCGAACTCTCTGGATCTTCTCGTCAAATGCACGGTCGGTTGGAACATTACTCTGGACAAGAAGAAAGAGAAGTTCAGCCAGGATGAGGCTCGCCGGGTTTACTCTGAGATGCCGTGGATTCGCGAACAGGTTGACGCTGCGTTCGGGGATACGCGCTCTTTTTTGGAGTAGTTCGGGACACCCTTCTCGACTACGCTGAACACTCGTTCGCGCTCAATAGAACAGACAAGAATGGTGTATCTGAGCGCGAACACCTAGAGCAAGTCGCGAAGATGAAGGGCGAAACTCCCGAAGAACTCATCGGCCCTGAATTTCCAGAAGTCACACGGCATGTCTGGGATGTGTTTCTGTCCATGCACTTGGGTCGTTCATATGGCATGAGCGGCCCTAACCCTCTCACTTGGGAGGGTATTCAGGCATGGTGTAACCTCAATGGACTTGTGTTATCTTCATGGGAACTGGAGACCGTGAAGGCGTTGGACATGGCTTGGATACGGGTTGCGAATGAGGACAAGGGCTGATGGCTAGTCTCAATCAGGTTAGTATTGAACTGAAGGTCTCTGGTGAGCGCGAAGCTACACAGGCCATCAAGCGTTATTCAAGCGCCAGTGAAAAGTTGACTCGATCCGTTCTGGATGCTGCTAGTAAAATTGAAAGTACCACGAACGCTTGGAGCCGCGCTAACAAGTTGTATGAGAAAGGCGTTCTTAACGCTAAGGCATTGCAGGCTGCTCAAACCCAACTCGCAAGAGAATTGGCTGTTACCAACGGCTACCTGAAGTCCAACGGAGCATTGAACACGCAAAAGGCGTTGGCCGAACTAAAAGCTGCGCAAGCAACCCAAGAGGCAGCAGCAGCCGAGGCTAGGGCTAACGCCGAGAGACAGAGAGCGCAGCAATCCTACAACCAACTTCGAGCGTCAATAGATCAATCCTACGCCGCTCGTATGCGTCTCAAACAAGTCGCCCAAACACTCAGAACGGCAGAACAGCAGGGTATCATTACCCGTGAGCAAGCCATCAAGCAGTTGCGGCAATATAGGGATGTCTCACGAGCAGTCTCTACAACAACTAATAACTATTCTCGCGCCAACCAATTCGCTTCGCGTAAGATTAACGAAGTTGGGATGGCAACGCAGCAGATTGGTTATCAGGTCGGTGACTTCTTGGTGCAGGTTCAAGGTGGAACCAACGCCTTCGTAGCGTTTGGCCAGCAAGCCACGCAGTTGGTTGGCATCCTACCTATGTTTGCTTCAAAATTGAATATTGGCGTAGGCACACTGATTGCTCTGTCATCTGGTCTGGGCATCGCTATCCCTTTGCTTACCGCTGCTGGCGCTGCGTTTATGCGGACGAGGGATAGTAGTAATGCCTCTACGGATGGCGTTAAAGCCTTTGAAGAGGCATTGCAATCAGCAAGGGATACAATCCGTGGCACGGCATTTGAACTTGACGCTCTTTTTTCTGGATTCACAGATATAGAAGAATTTGCGCTTACTAGGGCTGTTAAGCAAGCTGAGACCCAATTAGAGGAAATAAGAAGAGAGGCCGAGGAGGCATTACAATATTCTATCGATCCAGATATTACTGGTGCCGCAAATAGAGAGACTATAGAGGCGGCTGAAGAACGCCTAAGATTAGCCCAAGAGGAACTTCAGACTTACATAGATCAAGAGGCCAGAAAAGAGCGTCTTGCAGAACTAGAACGTCTTGCTACAGAAGAAGTTGAAGCGCAGAATGAGGCTCTTCGCGAAAGAGATACTATTGTCCAGCAAATCCTCGACTTCAAAGAACAAGAAAAACAGAGTCTACAAGACCAACTCGCCCTACAACTGATTAGTAATCAGTATGGCGAGGATTCTGTTGAATACGCTCGTTTGAAGCGTCAGCAAGAAGAAGAAGCCTACCGTCAGTATTTGGCCCAAAATGACATTCTCGGGAATAATGCTGAGGAACTTATTAGGATTTGGAGGG